CAACATCAAAGGCAAGGACTATGTTGAAGTCAACCAACGCCTGCTCTTCTTCCGCAACGAGCCAGCCTATGCAGGTTGGTCCATTGAATCCGACCTCGTTGACCTGCAACCCGACCGTTGCTGCATCAAGGCAATGATTCGGGATGCCGATGGCCGCATCCGTGCTACGGGCCACGCCCATGAGGACCGCACCTCGTCTATGATTAACAAGACCTCGTATGTAGAAAACTGCGAAACATCTGCCTTTGGCCGTGCGTTAGCCGCCCTTGGAATCGGGATTGAAACATCAATCGCAAGTGCTAACGAGGTGCAGATGGCTATCGCCAAGCAGGAGAACCTTAACGACCTCAACGACAAACTCGGCCTCGTTCCAGCATACGACGACCTCACCGCCGCAACCCTCAAAGCCGACTTCCTCAAGTTGGTGCAGAAACTCCCCGCCGAGCAACAGGAGCGGTTCATGAAAGACCTGGACCAAATGACCCCCGCCCGATTTGAGAAGGGCATCCAATTCATCCAAAACCAACTCTCTAAAAAATAAACCATGAACAATCTACTATCCCGCCTTAACGCTGACGCATTCGTTGCATTGATGAACGACCGCGAGCAGTATTCCACCACCATCAACGAGTTGCTACAAGTCCTGCAACAAAAGGACTGGTTCCAAGACCTCACCCAAAAAGAGATGTGGAACCTATCCATGCACCTGCCCAAAGAAATTTGGGATGGCAATGTCCGCACGCTTGTTAACCTATTCCAAACCCGCCCAGTGACAAATCCATGAACCATTTAGTCACCATTCCCAAGTCGGACATTAGCAAGGCTGACATCGCCGACATCGCCGCTGGCCTCATCCTCCGAATACAGGAGGGCGAGGTCAACCCCATCGCCGCCCATGTACGCTTAAAGGCGGTCGTCAAAGCCTTGGAGCAAGTCCTGAAAGCCACCGAGGACATCGTCCGTGACGAGGCCGAAAAGCACGGCAAGACCTTCTCCGCCTTCGGTGCAGAAATCCAAGTCAAGGAGGGGGCACTCACGCCCGACTACCAGCACGACCAAGTGTGGAGCGACTTGCAGGCAAGCATGAAAGCCCGTGAAGAACTGTTAAAGATGGCATTCCGCAATGCTGGCAAGGCAACGGTGTACGACGAATCCACGGGCGAAGCGGTCCCCGTATGTCCCGCCAAAGGGACAAAACCAAGCATCGCTGTTACTTTTAAGACCACTTAACCATGCCCAAACCCAAAGGAAAAGAAATCCAACGAAGGGTCGCCACCATCTACGCCGTGTCGTACCTCGCACAACGCCCATACAGGGCATCAGAACTCGCCAAAGTGCTTGGTGTGAACCTTCGTACCACCTACCGAATTTTAAGCGATTTACGGGCCTCTAATTGGCTCGTTCAAGAAAACTGTACTTACACAATTCAACCTAACAAAATCCAAAGCCAATGATGAAGGACTTTCCTAAATCTATTGAGGATGGCAAAGAATCCGAGAATTTGTTTATGTTCCTTTTTGCGAAAAAGAATGGGATACCATGCAAGCCATCAACCCAAAAACAAAACACGGTTGAGCATATTGACTGCTTTTGCGGGGACTGGACCTTTGATGTAAAGGGCCGAAGAAGAACAAAACGGAAGAATAAAGACGACTTTTGCAATGACCAAATACTTTTGGAGATTAAAGGAGTTGCAGGTTTTGACGGCTGGCTTTACGGGAAGGCCGAATACATTGCTTGGGAAACATCCGATTCCTTTCTTATCTTTAGAAGGCAAGACCTTGTAAACCACTACGAAGCCAACGAGCATCTTTACGAAAAAATCAACCGTCCAAACAAAAAAGACCTTTTTGTGTGGGTTCCATTTGACCACCTCAAAACAATTAAATTCTCAATTTTACCTAAACCCCAACCCCAACCCATGAGCAACTACACCCCCCAACCCAACACCTTCTCCCTGTTCGCAAACGACAAGGGCGACAACCCCAAACGCCCCGACTACCGTGGGGACATCATTCTCCCCGACGGAACAAAAATGCGCCTGTCCGCATGGGTCAAGGAAGGGCAGAGCGGCAAGAAGTTTTTGAGCGGCAAAGTAGAGCCGATGAACGAATCCCGTCCCGCCAACGCATTTGAACCACAGGACGGAGATATGCCGTTTTAGTGTAACTTTGCCCGAAGATTACATTTAAGATTAGACGCATTCCTTGTATAGCAGCCAAGGAGTGTTTAGATAAAGGGTTCCCGTTAAACCCCTCGCCCTGGCTGCTGCTATCAGTCGGGGCGTTTTTTTTACTACCACATGGAAAATAGTTGGTACAAGCACTCCCCCAGCGATTGGCTCGCAGGACGAATCAGCCGCAAATCTTTTGAATTGCAGGGGGCATTCATTCACATTTGTCAACTCTACTGGGTCAAGCACGGCCACTTTACGGCCCATCAAGCAAGCCTTGAAATCGGTGCGACCCTGCTTGGTCAGTTGATGGAAGCCGAAATTATCAAGGAGGAAGGCGAGCAAATCCGCATTGAGTTCCTTGACTTGCAGATGGACGACCTTAACCGTCTAAGTCAGCGAAGGAGCGAGGCTGGACGCAAAGGTGGGGAGAATAAAGCCCAAGGAATAGCCAAGCAAGATGTAGCAAGTGCTAAGCAAATCGTAGCAAGTGCTAAGCAAAACGAAGCAGATAAGATAAGATTAGATGAGATAAGAGAAGATAAGATTGAGATACAAGAGAAGAAGAAGAATACTTGTGTCCTTTTTGACCAATTTTGGACACTCTACCCCCGCAAGACCTCCAAGCAGTCCGCATCCAAAGCCTTCGCCAAGTTGAAGGACGAAGACCAGCAGGCAGCCATTAACAACATCGCCCGCCTCTACGCAGAAACCCCCGTCCAGTTCGTGCCCCATGCGGCCACCTACTTAAACCAAGGCCGATGGGAGGACCAAGTAATTCCCCGCAACGCTACCTTCAACCCACTAAACCAAACCGACGATGAACCCCTACCATCTTACCGCTGAACGCAGGCTCCTGTCCTGCCTCATGGACCAGTTTACCAACCGAGCGGTCCTCCTTCTGCAAATCCCTGAACGACTATTCACGGGCAACCATGTCCTCGTTTATCGGGCGATTGAATCCCTCCACCGAGCGGAGCGACCTGTGGACCTCGTGGCCGTTCACAAGCACCTCATCGACAACGGGCAGGCCCATGTCATTGCTGAATTTGTGGACATCTTGGATGGCAACACGCTGACCTCCGACTGGAAGGTGTACGCCTCCGACCTTAACGAAGCGTGGAAGCAGCGTGAAGAACAACGCATCATGGACGAGTTGGCCCATGACAGGGACATCCCCAAAGCCTTCGCCCGTTATCAGTCCATGCAGGCGGTAGAAACTAACGCCACCGAAACGACCGCTCACGAACTGGCCAAGACCTACCTCATGAACATGAACGAGGTCAGGGAAGGCAGGCGCAAGGATTCCATTTTCCCGACCTACATCAGCCCGATGGACCGAATGATGACGGGATTTAAACCCACCGAGTTCATCCTCTTGGGTGGTCGGCCCGCAATGGGAAAGACCCTCTTGGCCCTGCAAATAGCCATGAATCAAGCCATGGCCGATATTCCCGTGGTGTTCTTTACTCTTGAAATGTCAGCGGAACAACTGACCCAGCGGATGCTTTCCAACCTCGCCACCATGGACGGGGCGCACTTTCTGAACCCAACCGAGCGAATCAGCACGCAGGACTTCATGGACTTGGGCCAAAAAGCGGACCTCCTAAAATCCAAACCGCTCTACATCGTTGACTTGCACCAAGCCAACTTGGACCGCATTGAAGGGGAAATCGCCAAACTCAAAACCAAGTACGGGATTTGCGGATTCTACCTTGACTACCTCCAACTCGTTGAGCCAACCAAGATTGACAAGGCCAAGCCGAAAATTGAGCAGATGACGAACATCAGCAAGACCCTCAAAGCAATCTGCAAACGGCAGAAGGTGTTCGGGGTCGTGGTGTCATCCCTATCCCGTGCAACGGAAGGACGCAGCGACCATCGCCCTATCATGTCCGACCTTCGAGAAACGGGGCAGTTGGAGTTTGATGCTGACAAGATTGGCTTTGTTTACCGACCTTACGAACACGACAGGAACCAGCCATCGGACCTTATGGAAGTCATCGTCCGCAAGAACCGCAACGGAAGCCTTGGTATCGCAAATATTCAATGCCACCTTCCCTTCACCAAAGCCAACGAGTACCCACCCAATTCGCTATGATAAAGGACTATATTATTAAGCCAATCACTTCGCATGACTGCAAGGAATGGTTGTTAAAAAAACACTATTTAAGAAGGATGGTTTCTATCTCATTCGCATTTGGGCTTTTTGATAAAAACCAATTAAAAGGTGTTTTGACCTTTGGCAATGCGGTTCCATTAACCATGAAAAAATCCCTTTTTGGTGCAGAATATATGCACCTGGTTTACGAATTAAATCGTTTGTGCATTGAGGAAGGAATGGAAAAAAACGCAGGGTCTTATTTTATTTCAAATGCTTTTAAATTGTTGCCAAAACCATTGGTTATTGTTTCATACGCTGACAAATCATTTGGACATAACGGCTTTGTTTACCAGGCATCAAATTTCCTTTTTACAGGAGAATCTCATTCGCAACTTGACTGGAAATTAAAAGGCCAAGAGGATAAGCATAGCAGAACCCTAATGGATGAGTTTGCTTTTGAAAAGGATAGGATTAATAAATTAAAAGAAAAATATGGCGATTTATTGTATCAAGTCCAAAGGCCACCAAAGTATAGGTATGTTTATGTTCTCGGTTCAAATTCGTTTAAAAATAAAATAATGAAAAGTAAATTATTTAATGTGATGCCCTACCCAAAAGGAGATAATAAGCGATATGATGCCTCATATGTGCCAGTTGTTCAGCCAATCTTATTTTAAAACATGATACAAGATTTAATTGAAATATACCCCGAAGAATCCTTCCTAAAAGCGGATGGATTTGATGATGCCATCATTGGCGTTGAAGAATCTTCTATGAGGCCTATTTATTCAGTCAGCAAATGTATTGATATTCTTTGCAACGATATGAGCCTTGAGGATGCCTGCGAGTATTTTAAATTTAATGTTCGCGATGCTTATGTTGGGGATAAGACACCTATTTGGTGTGCAGATAATTTTGGACTATGAACATTCTTGCCGCAGTATCAGGGGGCCGCAGTTCCGCAATGATGGCCCACCACCTTATGACCAACCCAAAATACAAGGACGACAACATCGCCTTCGTTTTTGCGAATACGGGCATGGAACGGCCTCAAACCATTGATTTTTTGAAGGCTATGGAAAAACATTGGAACCTGCCACTTATCAAAATTGAGGGGTTGTATTCGACCACAATGGGTGTTGGAGTTCGTTATGCGATTAAGGAGTGGGATGAATTGGACATGACCGCAAAACCATTTACGGAAAGCATTGCTCATGTAAATAAAGGCTCATATAATGGAATACCAAACTCGGAGGCTCCGTATTGCTCCGACTATTTGAAAGTAAGGCCTATGACCAGATTTGCAAAAGATTATTTTAAAGGTCAAAAATTTGTAAAAGCAATCGGATTTCGTGCCGAGGATATGCCGAAACGAATTTCTTGGGCAGAAATTAAAGTTGAAAAAGATAGAATATTCCCCCTAATTACCGATTACCCTGCACCAATAACACAAAGGGACTTGACCGACTTTTTTGCTGGTCATCCGTTCCAATTAGGCATTCACGGGAAACTCGGGAACTGCGAACTTTGCTGGAAAAAATCGGACCGAAATCTTGTTGAGGTCATTCGTTACGGAACCCGATTTGTCGGCTGGTGGGAAAGAATGGAAGAACAATACGGCAACACCTCATTTCGTGGGAATCGTTCAATTAAGGATTTTGTCAAGATGGCTCAAGAAGGGTACACGCCCGAACTTGACTTTGGACAGGAAGATTTTAACTGCGTCTGCTCATGATGGAAGAATACAACCTCCAAGCCTCCTGCGTCAAGTTGTTCGCCCTTATGCGACCCAACGAGCAGGGTCTGCTATTTCTCAACCTCAACAACCCCCGCTCCCGTTCCAACGGGTTCTTCCTCAAAGGCATCGGGCTGACCGCTGGAGTTGCCGACATGACCTACTTATCCCCGAAGGGTGCGGTATTCTTGGAATTCAAAACCCCAAAGGGCAAGCAGTCCCTGTCCCAAAAATGGTGGCAGGGGGTCGTGGAGGCAGTTGGCTACAGGTATGTAGTCATCCGAAGCGTGGAAGATTTCCAACAAGTGTTGGCTGAATGTGGGTAGAGTGTTTATATCTTTGACCCATGCGCCGCTTACTGCTCCTTCTGCTCCTGACCGCCTGCACCAATGACCGCCCGTGGAGGGTGATTGAGGTGAGGCCCAAGGGGGATGCCTGCGAGTATGTTTTGTCCCGCTCCAACGGATTCGGGCCGCAGATAAAAAACATAACCGATAAGTGCGGTAAATATCAATTATTCCAAACCATAAACCCCTAACCCATGAAACCAACCCCCACCGATTTCCGCCGCTGGCAGATTCACATCCGCAAGGAGTGCGTGTCTTGCAGCCGCCCCGACCGTTCCGAAACCATCAAGGCGTGGTCCGTCAACTGGACCCTGCTCGGAAGAATCCTTCAAGCCAAAAACGCATGACCATGGACGCAATAGGTAAATTTTACGAACTTGCTGAACCGATAGGTGTAAACTTAAACTACTGGATGGGATATTCGGTGGCCGCTAAATTTGTGGAGTCGTTTGAAAAGCATATAAAATCAAGCCAGTGGATAAGACCCCAAGACCAAATGCCCAAGGATGGCGAACCCGTGCTGATTACTGATGTTTTAGGACGGCAAATCGTCGCTTGGTGGAGACCAACGCACGACATGTGGTACTCCGAGAACTATTCTTGGTTTCCCCGTGAAGTCAATTATTGGATGCCCATTCCCGAAATCGTTTAACCCATGACCCCAGCCCTCATTCATCATCTTGTTGACACCACCGCCGCCATATTCGGCATCACCCCCGACCAGGTGCGCTCCCCTTCACGGGAACGGCCCTGCGTCATCGCTCGGAACATCGTGGCCGACATCGCATACAACGAGTACCTGTTCACCTTCTTG